ACTCGGGTAAACGAGGCCGCTAAAGATGGTGAATATTATGCTCACCTCTGGATGAAGTTTGGAGGCTCTCGGTCTCTAGTCAAGAGGCCCCTGATGACACTGGCGTATGGATCAACCCGATTCTCATGCAGTGAATACATCATGGACTATGTGAATGATTGTATTGATGAGGGTCAGGAGAATGTGTTCGGTGATGACACCTTCAAAGCAGTCACTTGGCTAAGTGGTTTGCTCTGGGACACAGCTAACAGTGCAGTCCCAAGTGCTAAAAAAATCATGGGCTATTTGCAATCGGTCGCTCGGGTATTAAGTAACAACAACCTCCCGGTAATCTGGAAAACCCCCACGGAATTCTGGGTCCATCAGATGTATCCCGACACAGTAGCTAGACGTATCACCACACACATTGACGGTGTACTAATCAAGCCACAAGTAAGGGAAGACAACTTTCTTCACATCGACAAGCGACGAGCAGTCAACGGGGCAGCACCTAACTTCGTTCACGGACTTGATGAAAGCCACATGACACTGACCATATGTAAGGGAGTGGATGTTGGGATGGATTCATTCGCTGTTGTTCACGATGAGTACGCAGTACATGCCGCAGACACAACACAATTGGGCCGGTTGATACGCGAGAGTTTTGTAGAAATCTATAGGGAAGATTGGCTAGAGAAGTACGCAGCGCATGCACGAGAGGTCTGCGACGATGTGCCAGACCCACCAGAAAAAGGGGAATTGGATATCGAAGATGTCCTGAACTCTAAGTATTTTTTTGCATGATGACAACCACGAATGGAAGACTGACACAAATGGACACTCAAGTATATTCTCCAGAAACCGAAAGACTTCTGGCAGTACTCAACATCTTATTAATCAGGGGAGAGGTAATTCCTGTGGACCTACACGCACACCTGGTCGCACAGGGAATCGATGTGCAAGCAATCTTAAATCGTAAATGACATAGAGAAAAACTATATGACTACAGCAGCAACACCAGAGAACTTCAGCGTACTTACCGGGCAAGCCTACTACTGCTCTTTCATCACCCCAGACAGCTACAAGGGAGGCCCGGAGGTATACAAGGGGCGTGTCTTGATCGAGGAAGAAAAGGCAGTGGACTTGATCGAGTATTTGGATGGTCTCGTTGCAGACCAGAAGGATTCGGTACTGAAAGAAAACCCGAAGAAAAAGAAAGTAGATACACACGACATGTATTCGTATCTTGATGACATGCCGGGGTATGTAGCAATCACGTTCAAACAGAACGCCGTGGTGCCTATGCGTGATGGTGGAGTGTGGGAACCAAAGATTGTTATCTACGATGCCAAGGCGAAGCGGGACCGCAACATTAAAAGCATCCCCAATGGGGCAACGATTAGGGTGCAGTGGCAGGCTCGGCCTTGGTTTCAATCGGGAGCAAATAAGTGTGGAGTCAAGATGGCACCGCAGTCTGTGCAGATTGTGAATCTTGGTAGTGAATTAAAAACAGGGGGAGGGAACCCCTTTGATGTTATCGAAGGCGAAGGAGTTTATGAATCGGTCGAGACAGAGGAAGTTTCAACGAACGCGGAAGCATACGAAATCGAGGGTACAGAAGAAGATACGGGGTCAGATTTTTAGGAGTAACTTTGAGTATGAATTTGCAGAGGACTTAGTCAGACGGGGTGTGCCCTATGAGTATGAGACAGGGCGCATCCACTACAAACAAGAACGATTATATAAGCCTGACTTTATTCTTGACAATGGAATCATCATAGAAACCAAGGGTTACTTTTATTCAGCAGACCGTACTAAGCACCGTTTGATTAAGAAGCAACACCCTGAATTAGACATCAGGTTTGTCTTCATGGACCCCGACAAGAAAGGGGAAGCGAGCAAGGTAACTAATGCGGAATGGTGTAACAAGTTTGGATTTAAATACGCACGGATGCGGCTCCCAACGGAGTGGGCTGATGAGTAGAAGGGAAACGGATTTCATAATAGTAACTGAAGTAGATGACATATGCCCCTGTGACGCAAAGGAAATCGATAAGGTACATCGTCGCAGGGGTTGGCTAAAGATTGGTTTCCATTTTGTTATCACAGAAGACGGGGACATTCAGGTCGGTAGGGAACTCGACCTCCCCGGCGCACACAGTAGGGGGTACAACGATTGCAGCATAGGCATTGGCTTATGTGGGATCGAACATTCAGAGGAACAACTGGATTCACTGCTTACCCTCACTATGGTGCTGATGCTTCAGTATCCAGATGCAGAGTTAATAAGTAACCCTGTTAGCGACAAGGAGTTTAATGCACAAGTATGGTGGAATACCCTGAATCAAACCTAGTAATGCAGACAGCATGTCCCAAGTGTCCATCGAGTGATGCGTATAGTTTATACGATGATGGACATGGGTACTGCTACAGTTGCGGTCATCGTTCCGCCGGAAATAACGACACCCAAAAACCACAGGAAAAATTTATGCAGTTAGACCTGATCCAAGGGGGAGAGATATCACCCCTGAGAAAGCGAGGTATCCACCTTGATACCACAACGAAGTTCAAGTATGAAGTTGGCAACTATAAAGGTAAGACATGTCAGATTGCGAACTACATTAAAGATGGAAGTAGGGTAGCCCAGAAGATACGGTTCCCTAATAAAGACTTCTTATTTATAGGCGATACTAAACAAGTAGGTTTGTATGGACAGTGGTTGTTTAATGGTGGCGGTAGAATGGTTGTATGCTGCGAAGGCGAGATTGATACCCTTACAGTATCTCAAGTATTCGGTAACAAGTACCCGGTGGTGGGTGTCCCGACAGGAGCGCAAGGAGCGAAGAGAGCAATCCAGAAAAATCTGGAATGGCTATGCAAATATGAAACCGTGGTCTTCGCTTTCGACATGGATAAACCAGGGCAAGACGCAGCCCTTGAGTGCGCTGCTTTACTACCTCCGGGGATGGCTAAAATAGCACACCTCGAAATGAAAGACCCCAATGACATGCTGAAGGCTGGGAAGGTCAAGCAGTTAAGTGGGTCTATCTGGGAAGCCAAGGCGTATCAGCCGGACGGCATACTTAACGGGAAGGATTTGTGGGAGATGGTAAGCACTGAGGATAAGACAGAATCCAAGGCTTACCCCTACGAAGGTCTTAATCGCATGACTCGTGGTATTAGACGCAACGAAATTGTAACTGTAACAGCGGGTAGTGGCATAGGTAAGAGTCAGTTAGTACGGGAGATATTTCATCACTTACTGACACAGGGAGAAACCATAGGGTACATAGCCCTTGAAGAAAATGTGAAACGTACCGCTCTAGGGTTAATGAGTCTAGCTATAAACAAACCATTGCACCTAGGCACACAGCATGTAACCAAGGAAGAACTCAAGGTTGCATTTGATTCAACACTTGGAACAGGGAGAGTATATTTATATGACCATTGGGGTTCGACTGAAACCGACAACTTGCTTAACAAAATCAGGTATCTTGCTACGACTGGCGGGTGTAGTTACATCGCTCTCGATCATATTAGCATTTGTGTATCTGGCTTGGAGGGCGGCGACGAGCGGAGGATTATAGATAACCTCATGACTAATATACGTTCGTTATGTGAGGAACTGAGTATAGGCATTGTGCTGGTTAGTCACCTCAAGAGACCGGCAGGAGATAAGGGACATGAGGAGGGGGCCAGGACAAATTTGGCCCAGCTTAGGGGCAGTGCTTCCATAGGCCAACTAAGTGACATCGTTGTCGGATGCGAGCGCGACCAGCAATCGATGGATCATGGAGACATAACTACTGTAAGGATACTCAAGAACCGATGGACCGGTGAGACAGGGGTATGTTCCATGCTCAAGTACGACAGAGTAACAGGCCGCATGACTGAGATGATGTTGCCTGATGTGGAGGAGCCTGAAGCTGGTTCTCCTTTTGAGAATATGGACATTGAAGAGGAACAAGCATGGGCGTAAGAGACTTAGAAGTATATGAAGATGGTCTAATCATTGACGGTGGGTATGTAGACTGGAAGGACATAAAGGATTATGTAGTCAAGACATACCGTAAGAATCATGCCCCAGATATCATGGCAGTACGGGGTATCCTCGATGAACTGAGATGGTTAGCTGACGATATCGAAGAGGAATTCTGATGCGAGTAGTTCTTGATATAGAAACAAATGGTTTGTTGGACAGGGAAGACCTAAAGCTGCACTGCATGGTACTAAGGGATATAGATACCAACGATGTTATGTGCTTTGACTCAACTACAATCACTCAAGGACTAGAGATATTAGATAAGTGTGACACCCTTGTGGGTCACAACATCCAAGGGTTCGACATGGAAGTCCTACAACGATTGTATGGATACGAATTTACCCAGGGTAAACTGTTCGACACATTAGTACTTGCCCGGTTGATGCATCCCGATGTAAAGGAAAAGGATTTCATTGCGTTCAAAAAGAAAGTGACTTGGGTAACACAGTACCCAAACTTGATCGGCTCACATAGCTTGAAGGCTTGGGGGTTCAGGTTGAACTGTCACAAGGGAGAGTACGGGGAGACATCTGATTGGGATATATATACTTCTGAGATGTTGGAGTATTGCAAGCAAGATACGGAGGTAACGAAAGTATTGTTCGAACTACTTAGTCGCAGTAAGTACAGCAAGAGTGCGATTGAGTTAGAGCATAGTATCAACCACATATGCAACCAGCAAACAAAGGATGGGTTTCCATTCGATGTTGACGAGGCATGTAAACTGTACGGTGAGTTGATTGGGAAACGTGCTGACCTAGAGATTCAACTAAGGGATAAGTTTGGGTCTTGGTGGACTGACAAAGGAGAGGTAATACCTAAGAGAACCCTGAATTTTAAGGACAAAACGAGGGGTTCCCTTACTAAAGGTGGTAAGTATACAAGGATTGTATTCACTGAGTTCAACGCATCGAGCCGAGAACATATCTCAAAGAGACTAATTGATTTGTATGGATGGAAACCAAAACTATTCACCGAGAATGGACAGCCGAAAGTAGACGAGGCAGTACTGAGTGAACTTGATTACCCACATGCAAAGCTACTAAGTGAATACCTAATGTTGCAGAAACGAATAGGACAACTAGCGGAGGGGAAACAGGCATGGTTGAAGGTTGAGAAGGATGGGAAAATACATGGACGGGTCAATACTATGGGCGCAGTTACATCTCGATGTACGCACAGTAACCCAAACCTTGCACAGGTTCCTAGCGTCAGTGCTAAGTATGGCAGGGAGTGTCGTAGTTTATTTCATAGTCCCGATGACAGTCTTCTTTGTGGGGTGGATATTTCTGGGTTGGAGTTACGGTGTCTGGCGCATTATATGTCAGGCTTCGACGGCGGTAAGTACGGGGAGGCATTACTTCAATCAGATATTCACACGAGAAACCAAAAGGCCGCAGGGTTAGAGACCAGAGACCAAGCTAAAACTTTTATTTATGCATTTTTGTATGGTGCTGGCTCAGAAAAACTAGGTTCTATAGTTGGAGGTGGTAAGAAAGAAGGTGCGAAACTAAGGAACAAGTTTCTCTACAACGTACCTGCACTGAAGTTACTAAGAGATGCCGTAAGTAAACAAGTAAAGAAACAAGGGTATCTAAAAGGACTAGACGGTAGACGTATACCAATTCGTTCTGACCACGCTGCACTGAACTCACTCCTTCAAGGAGCAGGGGCTATTATATGCAAGCGATGGCTAGTTATATTCCATGAGATGTTAAAGGAAAGAGGTATCAAGGACGTTACACAAGTAGCTTATGTACACGATGAGGTTCAGCTAGTAGTTAAGGGTGACCCAGGTCGCGCACAGGAAATAGGGAGACTATGTGTACAGGCTATAGAAAGGACAGGGAAGTTTTACAATTTTAGATTACCTCTAACCGGAGAATATACCATTGGGAGAAATTGGGCAGAGACACACTAAGAAATGCATATGGTGCAAACAGTGGCTTACACTCTGTAACTTTTCTAAGAACCGAGCATTGGCTGATGGACTACAACAAGTGTGCAAGGCTTGCAAGAAAGTTTACATGGCTGAACCAACGAGAAGGGAGAGGTATAGAAGTAGCAGGATATTGAACAAATTTGGTCTTGATAAAGAGATGGAGAAATCCCTAGACCGTAACGACATTAGGACTTGTCAGATATGTGGGTCACCGGAGTATTCAAATAGGTGGGGCAGCAGGACACAGGCGTTGGGGGTCGATCATTGTCATACAGAAGGAAACATAAGAGGGTTATTGTGTGACCATTGTAATACAGGTCTAGGTAAGTTAGGAGATAATATCGAAGGGCTTATGAAAGCAGTCGAGTATCTAAAGCGGGAGCCTTTTTATTTGCGGCAAGACCTACACCCATGTAAGATTACCCGAGAGTGGAATGATGCCAACGGAAATCCTAAGGAGCAAGAAGAAGCAACCGATATTGCGTATGGAAATATGGACATGTTCGGATGACAAAGAAGTAACCGCAGTCTTCTATGGTGCGAAGAAAGAAGAATACTATTTGAATTTAGCACGAGATTTAATACAACCGATGGCCGCTCGATCAGCACTACAGTGTGGCGGTATTACTATTAACTGGGAGACCGGCGAAGAAATGAAAAGGACGATCAACACCGATGAAAGTTGAATTACTGGAGACAATGGGAACGGACCTTACTGTAGTTAATTCTGCGAGGGTTAGCTACAACAAACACAGTAGTCAATATAGCGTAGAGAAGAATGAGAAACTAATTAAGTACCTAGCGAAGCATGGGCATTGGTCCCCCTTCGCACACATCACCGCTCAGTTTTATATCAAGGCACCCATCTTCGTGGCGCGACAGTTAGCGAAGCATCAGATTGGTTTGGTATGGAATGAAGTCAGCTTGCGGTATGTCGAAAGTGACTTGGACTTCTGGGAACCAACTAGTTTCCGCAGAGACCAATCAACTATAAAGCAGGGGTCAGGTAAGGATTTAATAGGGTGGCGTAGATGGCTTGTAGCCAAGCAACGATACGATGAGGCTATCGAAGCAACCAAGGTAGCATACAAGAATCTACTAGAAACCGGAGTTACTAAAGAACAAGCGCGTTCTGTGTTACCAGTGGCTACTATGACTGAGTGGTATTGGACTGGGAGTGTCTTAGCATTCGCTAGGGTATGTAATCTACGCATGGAAGAACATGCACAAGAAGAAACCAGACACATTGCAGAGGTAATCGATAAGCGTATGAGAACTAAATTCCCCTTAGTCTGGAGTGCATTGAGAAATGAATAAGAAAGTATCGTTAGTTATAGACGGAGACATCGTAGTTTATCAAGCGTGTAGTGCTTCTGAACGACCCATCAAATGGGACGATGACTTATGGACACTACATGCAGATGAGTGGGACGCAAAGAATAAGTCCTACCAAGCAATTAAACGAATCATTACAGGAGTGGGTGAATACTTTGATGTGGAAGATTGTATTATTACTTTTAGCAGTCTGCATAATTTTCGTAAGTCTATCTATGCAGACTATAAAGCTAACCGTGCCGGTAAACGAAAACCCATGTGTATCCGAGAATGCATTGAATATCTAAGGGAACACTGGACGGTAGAGATATGGGACAAACTAGAAGCAGACGATGTCATGGGCATACTAGCTACGGAGACCCGTGGGGAAACTGTCATCTTCTCTGCCGATAAAGATATGGCAACCATACCCAATGCGTGGCACATGAGGAACTTAGATGATGAGCCAACAAAAACAACACACATCGAAGCAGACCGCGCATGGTTCATGCAAGCCCTCACCGGGGACAGCACAGATAACTACAAGGGGATACCTGGAGTAGGACCTGTGAAAGCCAAGAAGATTATTGCTGGGTGCATATCTACTGAAGAGTTATGGAAGCAAGTATCGAATGCTTTTAAGGGAGCAGGGCATACAGCAGAGGAAGCACTAACACAGGCTAGGCTCGCAAGGATATTAAGAGCCGGTGACTACGATCAGGAAGAAAGGAAAGTGAAACTATGGGAACCGCTATCGACATGAAGAACTTGGAAGACACAACAGCAGCAGAGTGGGACAAAGTAGCCAGAGAAAGTATCAGACCGGGCATGTGTGCGGAGGCTGATTGGATTGGATCGATTGGAGTACAAGCTGGTGGTAGTCATTACAAGGACAAGAAGATTCAACCACTTGAATTCTGTTTGGAGAATGAAATGGACATCTTTCAGTTTAGTATTATCAAGTATGCTACACGAATGTATGACAAAGGGCAGTGTAGCTCAGACCTTGACAAGATTATCCATTACGCAAAACTCGCCAAGGCTCACGCGACTAAGCGGGGGATTGTATGAGCGCAGTAAACAATACGAATGTACTGAAGAATTATAATATTGATTCACTTAATCAGTACCAGCGAATAGCAAGTACCACTGCTATTTATAACAAAGAGGTTGCACTTGAATACCTCGCCGCAGGACTCTCAGGAGAAGTAGGTGAACTCACTTCCATTATTGCCAAGCAACTCCGTAAGGGGAATTACGGGCGGTTTACTGACGTTACTCTTTACCCGAGTAAAGACATCAAGCATGAAATTGGGGATGTGCTTTGGTTCCTTGCTCAAATCGCTACGGCATTTGAGTTCGACTTATCGGAGATAGCCAGCAGCAACATCAACAAACTGAAGAGCCGTGCTGCACGAGGAGTTATCGAGGGGTCCGGTGATGATCGATGAAGGTAGAGATAAGCCGTAACGAGAACCTCTCCCAGCAAGCGAAAGCCTTGTTGCATGATTACTACACCAAACCCAACGAGTCGATTCAACATGCCTTTGCACGAGCGGCTACGGCATACAGTGACGGAGATGAGGAACTAGCCCAGAGGTTGTATGAGTACGCCTCTAAGGGTTGGTTCATGTACTCCTCACCAATCCTAAGTAACGCGCCATCTAAGAATGAGAACCACAAAGGATTACCCATCTCATGCTTCCTTAGTTATGTGCCGGATACACTTGAAGGACTTATTTCACATCAAGAGGAACTAGCTTGGTTGAGTGTAAAGGGTGGTGGTGTTGGGGGACACTGGTCAGATGTCCGTGCGGTATCTGATAAAGCCCCCAGCCCAATACCATTCATGAAAGTAGCCGACAGTTCCATGACGGCATACAAACAAGGCAAGACACGGAAGGGAAGTTATGCTGCTTATCTCGATATCTCACATCCAGACATCATTGAGTTTCTGGATATTCGACTCCCTACCGGGGGTGACGCTAACCGTAAATGTTTCAACCTAAATAACGCAGTAAATATACCTGATAAATTCATGGACGCAGTGATGTCTGAAGGTACATGGGACTTGATTGATCCACATGACAAGACCATTAGAGACACTGTGAACGCACGAAAGCTATGGGAAAAAGTCCTAGAGGTTCGCTTCAGAACCGGTGAACCCTACCTAAACTTTATTGACGAGGCTAACCGGCGTATGCCAACAGCCTTAAAGAACAAGGGGTTACGAATACACGGCTCGAACCTGTGTAATGAAATTCACTTACCCACAAATGAGGACCGGACAGCAGTCTGTTGTTTGAGTTCCGTCAACCTCGAACACTGGGATGAGTGGAAAGATACAGAGATGGTTGGTGACTTGATTCGTATGCTTGATAACGTTCTGACCTCGTTCATTGGGAGTGCCCCTAAGGTAATGCATAGAGCAGTAAGGAGTGCCATAGGTGAACGCTCCTTGGGCCTGGGGGCAATGGGGTTTCACTCGTTGCTCCAGAAGAAGAACATACCTTTTGAATCCGCGCAAGCTAGTGGTATCAATAGAAGGGTCTTCCGAATTATTAAAGCCAAGGCCGAAAAGGAATCCCTGTTGTTAGCAGTCGAGCGGGGGGAATACCATGACGGCATAGGGACAGGCATGAGGAATAGTCATCTCCTAGCTATCGCACCCAACGCGAATTCCTCAATGATTGTGAGTACTTCCCCGAGTATTGAGCCGTGGAAGTCAAACGCATTCACACACCGCACTAGAGTGGGGAGCCATTTAATAAAGAATAAACATCTCGACCTGAAACTATGGGAGGTAGCAGAGGAGTTTGGTCAAGCGGCCCCTTGGGTAGAGGAGCAATGGCAAAGTATTATTCACCACGAGGGTTCCGTACAACACCTAGACTATCTTACGAAGTGGGATAAGTCAGTGTTCAAGACTGCTTTCGAACTCGATCAAAGGTGGGTAGTTCAACATGCGGCTGATCGACAGAACTGGATATGTCAAGGACAGAGTGTAAACCTCTTCTTCCCTGAAGGTTCCCAACGGTCATATGTTAATGCAGTACACATGGATGCTTTCAATAAGAAACTAAAGGGCTTGTATTACCTCAGAACCAGCAGTGGACATACCGCTGAACAAGTAGGCCGTAAGGTCGAGCGGGTTGCACTTAAAGATTATGGAGAGGAGTGTCTTTCATGCGAAGGTTAAATTGGGCATCAACAGTATACAAACCATTTAATTTCCCGTGGGCTATGGAGTTCGCAGAAGCACATGAGAAGATTCATTGGGGTACATGGGAAGTTAAACTCCAAGAAGATGTGAACCAGTGGAAGAGTAATTCCCTTGAACCCCATGAGAAGAATCACATCACCCAAATCTTACGATTGTTTACGCAGTCGGATGTGGCAGTAGCTAATAATTATTGTGATGTGTTCATTCCGTATTTCAAGAACAACGAGATTAGGAACATGTTGTTGAGTTTTGCTAACCGTGAGGGCACTCACCAACGAGCGTATGCATTACTCAACGATACCCTAGGACTCGACGAAGCAGAGTACTCAGCGTTCTTAGAGTACGAGGAGATGAAGGACAAAATAGACTTCATGGAAACCATACGCCCTAATACTGCCACTGATATTGCTGTTGCTTTAGCCCAGGCATGTATCAATGAGGGTATGGGATTGTTCTCAGCTTTCATCATGCTCTTGAATTACCAGAGATATGGCAAGATGAAGGGTATGTGTGAGGTAGTTGAGTGGAGTATCAGAGATGAGACTAAACACGTTGAGGGTATGACTCAGTTATTTAAGGCTCACTGTAAGGAGAACCCTGAGATAGTCGATGACCACCTCAAGCAGTCTATATATCACATGGTAAGGACAGCAGTTACCCTTGAAGATAATGTGATTGACCTAGCTTTTAAGATGGGTGACATCGAGGGTCTTAGTGCAGCAGAAGTCAAGCAATACATCAGGTACTTAGCTGACCGTAGATTAATCCAGTTAGGTCTCAAGGGAAACTATGAGGTAACCGAAAACCCATTACCGTGGGTTGATTGGATTGTAGCTGGAGATTCCTTTAAGAATTTCTTTGAGGGTACTGTTACTGATTACAATGCATCAGGTATGCAGGGGGATTGGGGATGGGCTTAATTATGGAACCTGAAACTACTAAGTGTAGTAGTGTTAAATGCCTTGACAATTACAAATGTCATATGTATGAAATGCGGCATTTCACGGGTACAACCCTAACTATGACCCCCTATGACCCAACAGATTGTCCTGAGAAAGTCAAACATGGACACTATAGACTAAAGGACACGCGATGAATCAAATACTTAACAACAAACTAGCCGTTCCTTCTAATGTAATAGATGATTTAGAAAAGCAATTCCCGGATAAATTACCAAGGGAAGGAACCTCAAACATAAATTACTTAGTAGGGCAGCAGTCAGTTATAGATTACCTTAGACGGGTAAACTCAGAATTAGAGGAGTAATATATGTGCGGAGGAGGAGGAAAACCCCCACCACCACCAACGGCAAAGGCTAAACCGGCAGCAATTGCATCAGTAGAGGATACTGCACCTACGCTTGATATCGATCAGAATAAGTCGCAAGCGAAAAAGAAGAAAGGCAAAAAGGCTTTCAAACAGACAACAAATATTTCACCCATAAATACCCCAATTGCGGGTTCAGGGTTAGCTATACCTAAGTAGGATATATATGCACACAGAGCAACAAGTCACGGCGACTGTTGCGTCTAGGTATCAACAACTCGAAGCGTCCCGTGCCCCTTTCTTACGAAGGGGACGCGATGGGGCGTTAGTCACCATCCCCTCCCTTATGCCTCCCGAGGCTTCCACAGGATTCAATACCTTTCCCACGCCATTTCAAGCAGTGGGGGCACGAGGCTTGAATCATCTCGCATCCAAACTTCTAATAGCACTCTTACCCCCAAATGCTCCTTTCTTTAGGTTGCACCTCGATGAGGCAACCCTTGCCGAACTCGGTGAAGATAAAAGAGCCGTGGGTGAGGTGGAAGAAGCACTCGCTAAAATCGAAAGAACAGCTATGAGCGAAATCGAAGTATTGGCCCTACGGGTCCCAGTCTTCGAAGCACTCAAGCAGTTGATTGTAGCGGGGAATGCTCTCATTCATATGCCCAAAGCTGGTGGAATCAAAGTATTCAGCTTGGATAAGTATGTGTGTAAGAGGGATGCATCAGGAAACATTCTTGAAGTACTTACCAAGGAATCAGTGAGTCCACTCATGTTGCCCAAAGCAGCAAGGGCACTCTGTGGGGAAGTTGACGTAAACAAGAATCTCGATTTGTTTACTTACGTTAGACGCGAACAGGGTAAGTGGAGAGTCCACCAAGAAATTAAAGGACTACTCATACCAGGTTCAGAGGGTACTTATCCTCTCGACAAAAACCAATTCATACCTCTGAGATTCAATCGGATCGATGGAGAGGATTACGGAAGAGGATTCATCGAAGAATACCTAGGTGACCTGCAATCCTTAGAGAGCCTAACACAGGCAATCGTAGAAGGAAGCGCAGCATCAGCGAAGGTACTCTTCTTAGTGAGTCCAAATGGAACCACTAAAGCCAAGACACTAGCCCAAGCACCCAATGGAGCAATCGTTCAAGGGTCGGCTCAAGATGTAAGCACACTCAAGGTGGATAAGTTCAACGACTTTCAGGTCGCACTGAATGCCGCTGCGAAAATAGAAGAGCGATTAGCATTCGCATTCATGCTTAACACTGCCGTTCAACGTAAAGGCGAAAGAGTCACGGCTGAAGAAATAAGATATATGGCACAGGAACTTGAAGGCGGTTTAGGTGGACTTTACTCCATCTTGTCTCAGGAATTCCAAATGCCTCTAATCAACCTTTTGTTGGCTCGACTGCAACAGACGGGGAAGATGCCAAAGATGCCAAAAGACACACTCAAGCTGGAAATTACAACCGGTATGGAGGCTCTGGGCAGAGGGCACGACCTCAACAAACTTTCTCAATTCCTGCAAATGCTTCAACCACTAGGGCCACAGGTCATTCAACAAGAACTTAATGTGTCTGATTATATTGACAGATTAGGTGCTTCACTTGGCTTGGATACTAAGGGTCTTATTAAGAATGAAGAGCAACGCGCAGCAGAAGCGAAAGCAGCAGCAGATGCACAACAAGCAGAAAATCAACAAGAACTAGTCAAGGCAGTAGCACCCGGGGCCGCAAAGGAATTAGGCCCCCAGATAGCGGGAGCAATGTCACAAGGATGAGGAACTAATCAATGGCAAATACAGCAGAACTGAACACCCATAGTGAGCCTGAGGGAGAGTCAGAAGAATACATTGCAAAGATGGTCGAAAAAGTTGACGGCACGAAAGAGCCTGATCCAGAAGAAACTACTGAAGCAACGGAAGAGGAGGTCACGGAGACAGAAGAGGTAAACCCTGAGTGGTTACCTTCTAAGTTCAAATCACCGGAGGAGTTAGCTAAAGCATACTCTGAACTCGAAAAGAAGTTAGGCTCAAAAGAAGTCAAGGAGGAACAATCCCCGGAGGAAAGCGAGAGTGCTATTGATTTCACGGCACTACAGTCGGAGTTTTTAGACAAAGGGGAACTATCTGAGGACCGTATGACTCAGCTTGAAGATATGGGTATCCCACGGAGAATCGTGGATGCTTATATTCAAGGGCAACATGCGATTGTTAATGAGGTACAAGGTTCAGTGTACAAAACCGTAGGCGGGGAGACCCAGTATAGCGATATGATGTCGTGGGCAAAGGATAATCTCTCCCCTCAAGAGGTAGCTCTATATGATACCTCCGTAAATTCCAATGATTTAGACACAACCCTATATGCAGTGAAGGGGCTTTACGCACGTTACTCCACGGAGAGCGGAGTGGAGCCTACACTTATACAGGGAGACACAGCACCAACTGCGAGTGGCCTTTATATGTCAGCCGCAGAGGTTAAAGCTGATATGTCCAATCCGAAATACCAGACGGACCCCGCATTCCGCGCCAAGGTCGCGTCTAAACTGCAAAAAAGCAACGTCTTCTAGCAGTTTACCCCGGGTAAACGCCCGGCACACTTCCAAATCTACCGAATCGTGTAACCCCCAAGGGGATACTTACGGGTGCAGGAGACCACGAGTGTAACACCCACACTTAATGTAACGAATAATAGGTAGAATAAAATGGCATTACCACATCAGGCCCCCTCTAGGCTGGGCCAAGTAAACGCCGCTGGCGACAATAGGGAGTTATTTCTCAAGTTGTACGCAGGCGAAGTCTTAACGGCATTCGAAGCCCGAAACATCTTCATGCCCCTGCACCGCACTCGTACCATCTCAAATGGTAAAAGCGCAACGTTCCCGATGGTCGGCACCACAACTGCTAAGTACCATACTCCGGGTTCTATGATCGAAGCCGACACCATTAAACATGGTGAGCGGGTCGTAACCGTCGATGACTTGCTAATCAGCACACAGTTCATCAGCAACATTGACGAAGCGATGAATCACTGGGACGTAAGGTCTGTGTATTCTAAGGAAGCGGGTAACGCACTTGCTAACCAGATGGACAGAAACATTGCACGTATTATTGCTAAAGCCTCTAGTATCACCACGAAGGCTCTCGCAACTTCTGCGGGTCTTACTGGTGTTATCGATGATGAGACCTATACGACTAACGTAACTATCGGAACCACTGCCGCTGATGCACTCGACGGCACCAAGATTGCCGCTGCGATTTATGCTGCTCTTGCTGAGTTCGATAAGAAAGATGTAACTGGCGACAAGATTTGTGTTCTCCCGCCGGACCAGTACTACTCCTTGTTTAATGTAGGTGCTGGTGTGAACACCCTGGCTTACATGAACACTGATGTTGGTGGTTCAGGTAGTCTGTCTCAGGGAGTTGCTCCTGTAATTGGTGGCGTGAAAATCGTCATGAGCAACCATATTCCTCAGGCTGACATGGGCGATGCTACGAAGTGGGCCGCTGCAACTGGCGACCAGACGCCGATTACCTCCAGCCGTACTGGAGCATACTACAGTAACTACAGCAAGGTTCGAGGATTGATTTTCTCTGAAGACTCTGCGGCTACTGTGAAACTCTTGGACCTCGGTGTTGAGTCTGAATACCAGATTGAACGTCAGGGCACCTTGATGGTTGCTAAGTACGCTTGTGGTCATAACATCCTCAAGCCAGCTTGCGCTATTAGCTTGAACAAAGTTTAAGTATATAGTATGATTCTGTGTGTAGGGCTTAGTCACCCTGCATCCTTTAGTAAGTAAAGAAGCCTCCATTCGTTAATTCGGGTGGGGGCTTTTTTTTGATTAGGAAACCACAATGCTACCCACAAGTAAACTAGAAGCGATTAATGAAATGCTTTCTTGTGTTGGTGAAGCACCAGTAAACCAGCTAAACACTGGGTTTGTCGAAGCAGATGTAGCTGAAAACATCCTCGATGGGGTAACCAGAGAAGTCCAAACAAAAGGTTGGAACTTCAACACTGAAACCAAATACGAGTTAATACCAAATACAAACAACGAATTAGTAGTTCCATCGAATACGCTCAAGGCTGATGGCACTAACATAACAGAGACAGAGGATTGGGTACTAAGAGGCGGTAAGATGTATAACCGCGTAGAAAAATCTTATACTTCCCTGGTCCCCGTCCCAGTAACCATCGTTATTTGTCTGGACTTCGAAACACTCCCTGAAGCGGCCCGACGATACATAACCCTGAAGAGCGCACGAATCCTTCAGGACCGTACAATAGGTTTGCCTCAACTACACCAAGCAAGTGCCCAAGATGAAATGCAAGCATGGGTGGAACTCAAAGATATGGATATGGATGTATCTGATTACTCCATTTTCGATGCATTCGATACATACCAAATAATTAATAGAACTGGAGGTCGAGTAAGATGACCTTAATCTCCTCCACTATTCCAAACTTTATTAATGGAATCTCTCAACAGCCGTCAGCTTATAAGTTAGCTTCACAAGCAAACAAACAAGTTAATGCGGTTAGTTCGATTGTTGATGGACTCAATAAGAGACCACCCACAGAACACAGTGCAACCCTTTCAGGACTTACAACCGCTGATTCGAATGCGTTCGTTCATACGATGGATTACGGGGATGGAGAGTTCTATACTGTTGTTATTACCGCCTCTCTACTAAGAGTATATAACGCCGCAGGAACTAACCTGTCCGTTACGAATATAGGAAATGCCAGTAGTTACTTGTCTGGATTAACTGATCCAGCACAGCAACTAGCGGCAACCACGATTGCAGACCAGACATATATTACTAATAAGAATAAAGTCGCTGCAAAGACAAGTGCTGTTTACCCCACCCGTGATTATGAAGGCTTAATTTATGTTAAGAATGGGGACTACAAAACTAAATATCAAATAGAAATAGTGGACGGTAGTACCACTTATACTACTTCTTACACCACCCGAGACAGTAGTGTTGTCGCGCATGAGGTTGATGTACAGACCACTGATATCGTTACGAACCTCTATAATTCACTTAGTCTTCCTTCAGGAGTTAGTGCGTCTAAAGATAATAACCAGATACGGGTATACTCAGCTACGAAGGACTTTAAATTAAAAGCCACAGATGACCGTGGTGGCACTCATATGTTCTCCTATAAAGGACAAACAAATGACTTCAAGACCTTACCCCCCACTGGTCCTGTAGGTTTTACACTTAGAGTCTCTGGGAATAACGAGAAGAACCAAGATGATTACTGGGTTGCTCTTGTAGACCCTGAGGGTAACGGAGAGCCGGTTTGGAAGGAAACAACAGCACCCGGCATAGAGTACCAGCTTGATGCGACAACAATGCCCCATGCGCTTATCAAGGAACCTGCGGGGACGTTTGTATTCCAAGCCGCTACATGGGATGAACGCTTTGTAGGGGATGATGACACCAACCCTTTTCCTAGTTTCATAGACCAAAAGATTAACGACCTTTTCTTTTGGAGAAATAGATTAGGTTTATTGTCTGGGGAAAATGTCATTCTGTCTGAGATTGGTTCCTTCTGGAACTTCTTTCATACGACCACCCTAGTTTTATCAGATGCGTCTGTTATCGATATCGCAGTTAGTACTAATAAGGTTAATATCTTAAAGTACTCTGTGCCGTTTCAGGACAGCCTTATGTTGTTCGCCAATACCACCCAGTTTAGTCTGGGAGCAGGACAGGTATTAGCGCATGATACGGTTAGTGTTGATGTAACGAGTAGATACGACTCTGACCTAAGAACAAAACCTATAGGTGCAAGTGATTTTGTATTATTTGCTACCGATAAGGGTGGATTTGGTGGCCTCAGGGAATACTATATTGGGGGTACAGATGATGCAGATGTTGCTGATAATATAACTAGCCATGTGCCTAAGTATATTGATGGGTATATAAGGAAGATAGCAAGCAGTAGTACTGAGGATATGCTTGTATGCCTTGGAAGTGAAGATAAGAATAAGGTATATGTCTACAATTACTATTGGCAAGAGGATCAGAAGAAGCAAGCCGCGTGGCACTGTTGGGATTTTGGTACAGAGATACTTAATGTTGAGTTTGTAAATAGTAAATTGATACTTGTGGTAAAACGAGATAGTGGGTATGCCATAGAAACCATGAGTTTCAATGATCCAACAGATGATGATATGGAGTATGGACATGGTTTATTGCTGGACAGACGTACACGAGTGGACAGTTCTAACAATACACTCCAGTACACTACCCCCAGTGGAACCTACCATAACTATAATCAGAAAGGTGCCCTCTTAGGGATCAACCTTACGGATGCAGAAAGACAGGCCCATCTTACCGCTAATCCTAGCGACCATATTTATGTAGGAATACCTTATTTATTTGAGTATGAATTATCGGAGCAATACGCTAGGAACGAAGGGAGACCGCTTGTACCTGTAGCACTTAAACTGAAAGATATTAATTTCGAATTCAGTGATACAGGGGGCTTTAGGGTGGTCATACGACCTATAGTAGGTAAAGGTGGTGCCCAGCATCGTCCTGTCTATACTAAAGACTATCGACCAGTTATCGGCTTTAGTGGCACTAGGTTAGGCATGGTTAGTATTGATTCAGGTAAGTTTAAGGTTCCTATTTGGGGAGCCTCCGACCAACTATCCATTGCACTAGAGAACGACACACCATACCCCAGCACGTTCCAAAATGCTGAGTGGAGAGCAACATACAATAAGTACGCGAAGGTAGGTTAATGGCAATAAGGGCATACACAAGGAAAGCTAAAAAGAAAGACTGTAAAAGATTAGCCAAAGTGATGAGGGAGTCGGACAAGAAAGAAGTGATGGCTTCGCACGGACACTCGCCCTTAAAGGCTTTACTGAACTCCTATTCATCCAGTGAATTCTGCGAGAGCATTATATATAAAGGTGAAGTAGTTGGTATGTGCGGCGTGTCTAAAATAGATGGACTAACAGGAAGCCCTTGGTTATTAGGGTCAGATAAATTAATAGATACCCCAATAATCAAATGGTCCTTTATGGTCGAATCGAAGGGCTGGATCAAGCGCGTCCAAAAGAAACATCCAATGTTAGTGAACTATGTACACGCCGGGAATAAGGCATCCCTGGTGTGGCTCAAGCATCTGGGATTCACCTTTATACGAAAGGTATATTTTAGCAAACAGCCTTTTTACGAATTTGTGAGGATTAACAATGTGTGAACCAACAACTATTATAATGATCGTCGCAGTAGTAATCGCGGCGGCTGCGGCAGCAGTCCAGCAAGTAGCAGCATCGAATGCCGCAGACGATGAATACGCCGCCAAGGTACAAACTCAGCAACAAGCCGAAATTATGGCGAGGAGTGAACGTGAGGCGACCCACCAAGAACAAATCAGAGAACGATTATCGGCTGAACGAAGGTACTCTAAGGACTCGATGGAGTCAACACTTGAAGCAGAAGAACTTAGAGGTAAAGCCCTCGCACAAGGTGCGAATGATTCCGTATCAAGCGCAGTCTTCGACCAAACAGAGCGACACATCTACATGGTGGACCAAGATAACCAGACAAGCAACATCTGGAACCTCCAAAATAATGCCAAAAATATTCAGGCAGGGTCCGATGCATCCTTCAGAAAAGAAACAAGTCGAGGATGGCAAAACAGAGCAGGACTCCCTCCCAGTGGACAAGGCTTGGCCATGGCTGGTGCGTTACTAGGCGGCGTGTCACAAGGCTTGCAAGCGGGTGCGTCAATAGCGGGTGCCATGCCAGGTGGGGGCGGGGGTGGTAGTGCTACAGGGAACTTTAGTCATGTTCGTAGTGGTACAGGCCCTACACAGATTCCTACGGGGATTAAG